TCTCTTCATTAAACCACATCATAAACTCTTTCTGAAGCCATTTAAGAGATTCCCATTTTGGTTCACTCATATCTGGAAATCTAAAGTTTCCAAACATAGCATCGAAGAATGGTTTATCGAAATAAGAGAAGTTAACAAATGCAGCCTGCATACCTCTTGCTGCAGCAGGTTGATTTATAGAATATACGACTTGTTGAAAATGTTGATGTATCTTTTTTCTAATACTCATAAATCTGGAAGCATGAGCATTATTTAATTGAACATCAGGTTTAAGGTAATAATTATCTCCCCATTCTTTACGGGCAAAATAATCAAAATAAAGTAAAAACTCTGAAGTTGCTACAGCTCCAGCAAACTGACCAGCTATGGCAAATATCAGATTTACATACATTCCACAATAAGAATCAAGATTTTTTGGACTTGCTGAAAGACCTCCTAAATCTTTAATACCATTATTGAGAAATGGATACATACTGATACTACAACAATAAGGTGCAATTGCTCCCATAAAGGTTGATTCATCATGTTTGTAAATAATGTGATTATTTAAATCACGAACATATTGTTTAGCATCAAAATCAGGAAATAATTCCTTAATTTTATCAGTAATCATACCTCTACTTACGAGAATATTTTCTTCTTTATGTGCTTCAGCATTTAGAATACCAATATTTTTACCTCCAACATTAGAATTATCATCTATTGTTGCATTAGCAGTATTGTTGGAATTTTTGTACTTATAAATAAATTTCTTTTTGCTTTCGACCATTAATCTTGCTTGTGCATGCTTATATCTATATATAAAATACGCATCAGCAACATCATCGAAACCATACATTCGTAATATTTCAAGTACTTCATCTTGGATCTCTTCTATAGTTATATCTTCCCATAACGGAATGTTTGACACAATTTCGTCATACTTTTCCTCATCTAAATTGTATCCAAGAGATTTAAAGGCTGCTTTAATAGCAACCTTTATTTTCTCCGGATTAGCGTCTTCGCGTTGTCCATTTCTTTTTACTATTTTCATATCATTAAGTTGTTGTTAAGATATAAATATAGGATTTTATTTTGAGATATCCAAATCACAAAATTTCAGGTATATCGATTACTCCAGCCTTTCCTCCAGATTTAACTATATTAGTTATATCTCTCTTCATTTTTCCACTAAGTATATCTTGATACCTGAAAGCAACAAAATTTATATTATGCGTAAGACAATATTCTTCTAATGCCTTATCACGAGCTTGTTGATATTCAAAAGAACCTTCTGATTTATGATACTCTGGCATATATTCATAATGCTGTTTTCCATTAAATTCAATTATATAATTTTGTTTTGGTAAATAGAAATCAGCTCTTACTAATCTATCCTTTCTCCAAATCGGAACTGTAATTAATTTCTCTTGTTTATATTTAACATCAAGTTCGTCAAGTATTTTCTTTACTTGAATTTCACCGTAAGAATCTTGTCTATTATGTTTACCGCTTATAGCAGTTAATGCATTTGTTAAATCATCCATTTAAACCAATAATATCTTTGATAAGAAGAGTCTTTTCACACTCATTCATTATATCCTTATCTTTATTACTAATTAACTCTGTAAATGCATTATATACATTAAACATATCAGTATTACGTCCTGGCATTACATAATACGGAGATTTAGCATCTTTAAATAATAGCTTATAAGCATCAACTGCCATAGATGTAGCTAATTTTGCTTTACTAATGCTATTATCATAAGACATATCCAGAGTATTACGTACCCACATTCCAAGATTTTCGTTAATATTTGTTTCATCTCTTGAAAATGGTGTTGTATGTAACATATTTAAGAAGCTTTTAATTTCATTTGACTTATGAATAATATCATCAAGTCCACTGAAATTAATAGCTTTAGAAGGTTCTAATTCTTGTACTTGTAAATAAGAAGGGTCAAATACACATAGATTACAACATGCTCTATTGAGTCCTCCTCTATAGAATTTAACGATTGGTTTACGAACATCAAGTCCATATACCATTCCAATCACATCTTGATGATTATCAATATCATACTCTTGCGGTAAGATACCTTGAATCCATACTCTATTATAAGTAATATCATCAAAATCAACATCTTCTTTCTTAGTTACAGTGATTTGATCTGGAAGTTCTACCTTTACTTTAAAATCATTAGTAATCTTCTGCATTCTATCTAAGAAAGGTGTTACATAAGCTTCAGTTTCATAAAAGCCTTTATCTTTAATTTTAGTTGCTTTACCTTTTAAAAGGTCATCAATTGTTATTTCCATAATTTATAATTGGTTTATGCTATTAGTGCTTTTATAATATCTCCCATATCTTCCAATGTTCTCCAATTAAAGTGAATTACACCTTCGTATTGTGCTTCAAAGAATATTAGACTAAATATCATCGGATTCTCATATGCTTTACATGGAGTAATAGATATATTTTCTAATATTATCATAATTTTATCTAACTGGGGTTTTAATGTAGATACTGGTATAATATCATAACTATTTGGTGTAATTATAACAAAATATTTAATCTTATTTCTAATTTCTTCTGGTTCCATATTATAATAAACACAAACTTGACAGATTGCTTTATTATAATCTTTATTATTTAATTTACATTCTTGTAAAACATAAATATCTTCTCCAGACTCAAGTTCGATTTTAAACAAACCATCGTTAGCACTTCGACTACCTGGATATTTTGTTTTAGCACACCAAATGTTATTGGTTAAATGTTTGTATAAATTACCAAACTGTTCTTCTAATCTCTCTTCTGAATTAATCTTTATATCTTCTCCTAATACTATCTCATAAAATTCCTTTCCACTTATACTATTAGTTAATTTTGTACACATAAACGTATGTTCTTTTCAGAACTGTAATAATTAGATTAGACAAAAAAATAAGGGGACGACTACCAGATTTTATCTGATAATCGCCCCCTCATATTTAATAGTCACTTTTTAAATTAAAAAGTAGAAGTTTCGATTAAGCTTCAATTCCGAATACAAGGTATGTTCCAACCTTTGAACTCTTAGAAGGAGTATAAGCAACCTCGAAAGCTACAGGCTCTCCTTCAGCTACCTGCTTTGTATAGGTGCAGATAATATTACCCTTATAACCCTTCTCTTTATAAAGAGTCTTTGCAATCTCCTTAGCCTTAGCTTTAGTTTCCTGTGTGGAAGCTATGATTTCACCAGTGGCTTTATCTACAAGCTGATAAGTAGTCTTATACTTTCTCTTACCTTGCTCGTTCTTTACATCTGTGAATGTGTAAGGACGCTCACGTGTATCGGGAACTGCTGCTTCAATCGTGATTGAATATCCAACACCAGCTGCACTCTTGGATTTCTTCTGTAGGTATTCGAGCATGAACTCTTTAGTCATTGCATCTGTTACACCTGTAAGTTGCTTTTTCTTCCAATTCTTAAATGCCTGAGTTGCATCACCGATTACTTGAAAAGGAGCCTTGTCTAATGCTTCCTCTTTTGTTGCGCCTGTTACTTCTACTTTCTTAAAATTTAAAAATTTTGTTTCCATAATTGTAAAATCATTAATTCATTATCAAAAAAATTATCTGCGAATTTACAATTATCTAATCAACTACGCCTTCTCTTCGAAGGTTGTATTACAAATATAAACACTTATCAACTTTAATCCAAACAGACTAATGTTAACAAGTGTTAATAAAAGAAAAATCTTATTTAACTTGAATTTTAGAAAGGCATAAATTTATTCAAAATATCCTTAATTTTCGGAACAATCTGTTTATCTTCCAAGCCAAATTTCGGAAAATCTTTACAACCATAAGAAAAGTCTTCTGCTATAATAGAAATTGCCCATAAAACTTCTTCTGGAATGCCAGAATTTTGTCCAAGTTTTTGGACAACCTGATAATATGTAACATCAGGTTTCTTTTCTTTTAGTTTCATTACAGTATATCCGATAAGTGCTATTAAAGCTAACTTTTCATTGATGTCTGAATTTATATAACCCAAGCTAAATAGATCTTTATATAAATTAGCTCTTTGTTGATATGTCAGAGTCGACATTCTCTCTGAATCCCTCATATCCGTTGCCATCACAACAATAAAATGCTACTAGTTTTAACAATTTCTTAAACTCTTCAAAACCTTTCTTAAACAATTGAGAAGTCATAGGACTTACTTTAGAATAATAGTCTGGAAAAGTTTCGACAGCTAAAAAGTTACTCTTAATAATTGGGGATTTCATACCTAACTTATGCTTACAATAAAGTGACAATAGCCAGGTATACATACCCATTTCTCTGTAATAGTGATATTTATCTACAGCTTTCTCAAAGTCAGTGATATATTTTCCTGTAGTCTTCAAATCATTTACAGTAATTGTATTTGATTCTTGGTCTATAGAATAATTATCAAGTTTACTCTTTAAATGAAGAACAAATGGTTTGTTTCCAGGAGCTTCCACAAGAACATCCATTAAAATTGCAGTTTCATTACCAACAATAGGATCTTCTGAAATTCCTTCTGGATGTAATAACTTCTGAATGTCTTTGTTTTTATTAAGAGCTTTAAGACATCCATTTAGTTTATCTCTAGATTTAGCATCTAAATAAATAGGAATCTTTTCTTCATTCTTATGACGAGCTTCATACAAAGCTCTGTTTCTCCAATAACCATTACACTTATCTCTGAGTTCTGCGATTCTCTTATCGTTCATCTTATCTTTATAATACCCAATTTTATTTGAAGCTGCTATAATTTCTTCATCTGCTGGTGTAATACCATTAGGTTTATAAAGTTCATCAGCCATATAACCTGCTTTTGCAGTTGGCCTATCAACTTCTTCAACAAGATAAAACGATTCCGGTTGAAGAGTTAGTTCGTGAACAGCACTACCGAAATATAAGCTGTCACTATAAAGTCTAGGAACATCAACAAAGAATTTCTCTGGAGAACCTTCTTCGTCAGGATCGATATTCTTTAACCTTGAATTACTAATATACCCCGCATACTTTTCTGAGAAATATTCATCATCAGGAATATCAATTAACTGTAAAGTATCTAAAAGGGGAGTTATCTTAATTTCACTTAATTTCATTTTATAAAATTTCTTACATAAACACTTTCAATCTCGGTATAATCCAAAGAATATACTCTGAGAGGAGTATCTATATGTTTATTATCTGGACTATCCATTAATAAACAAGGTACTCCGTTTTCATTTAGTTCATTAAAATGACGGACAGAATCGTCTATAAACACATCAACTCTACCTTTTATTCGAGGGGATTTTCTCGCAGAATAGCCAGGTACTTGATATACAGGAGCTTTTGGAAAATCATTATCGGATAAATACTTTTTAGTCCATGCTTTATTATTGACTCTAGCAGTACAATATAATGCTGGGGTAAAGTTAGGACGTCTAAGTACTGGTAATGTTAACCAGAAATTTCTGTCTTTACTTAGCTTTCTTACTACGTTTTTAGTAACTTCACTATCTGTCTTAGGTGGTCCAAATTTCTCTAAATAAGGTCCCCAAAAGTCATCGATAGTTTGGTCCAAATCTAATCCTATCTTTAACATAATTATAACTCTTCAATATCTATTAGTTTATCTCCAATTACAATGTCATAATTTATCAGAGCATCTGCTAAACTATCCCAATCATCAAACGGGAGTTCAACATCTAACTCGTCTTCATATACTTCTGCAATTTTTTCTAGTGCTATCTTATAACCTCTAGCAATAATATTTCTTATTGTTGGAACTCCATCGTCTCCACGGAGTTCTGCCCAAATATATTTATTCATTTATTATTTAAATATAGTTGTAATAATTCAAAAAAGAAATCTGTTGGAATCATAGCAATACTACCTTTGCTATTACCTTCTCCTGTAGATGATTGTTTCCATAAAACACAAAATGGTTTCTCTTTATCTGGGCAAGCATCTCTTATCGCAAAATAACTAGGAGTATTTGCTAAATGTTTTGCTTGAATATTACAAGGTAAATCTCCTCTCATATCAGCAATATCAATTTTGCTATTATCTAAGAATTTACTTTCACCTCGTGCATTCTTTACTTCAAACCCTATGTCATTTAGTTTATGTACGATTTCTAATTCCCAAGCACTACCTTTGTTTCTACTCTTCTTTGCTTGATAAGACCGTTTTGTATGTTCATCTAACCATTCGAAGGTGGTTTTATCTTTTCCTCCACATCCTTTTTTATTACACCGTATTTTGATACTGGCTACGGTTAGTCCAGTCTTTTCGCTAGCTTCTTCTATAGAAGAAAACTCTTCTGTATGTCCATCTTTAAAAGTTGCACGACAAGAAGTATTC